GGAATGCCCCACGCATCATCTCTGCATCGGCGCTGTCATTTTCCGGCGCATGGACGATCTGGGAGCCGATGGGGGAGTTCTCATATACATCGGTCAAGGCCGTTTCCACGGCGTTCAATAGGCCCGCTGTCAGGCTGGCGCGCTTGAGCGGTGCCGTGCCGTAATATGGGGCCGCAGCATCGCAACCGATACGGATGTGCAGCACCTCGCCTGCCAGTGCGGTTTCTGTCCGCCCGCCGCCCGTTTCCGAGACAGAGACGCGGTAGGCCGTGGGTATGGCGTTGCGGGTACGCAGATCCCAGTCAGAACACGGAACAAGCCTGTCACGGATCAGAAACACCGCCTCACCACGAAGGGCCAGTTGCCGCCCCAGTAGTGCCATCTCCTGACGCCCCAGCATGTCAGTTCCTTCCACATCGGCCATGCTCAAGCCATGCTCCCAAAGGCTGACGCAGCTTTGCGCCGTGGCGGTCAGTTCCGCGATCCCGCGCTTGCCAGAGATGTAACTTTCGCGGGCGGCGATGATCTCAGCGGTGAAGCCCGATGCCGCCGAGCGGGTTTCCGTAGGTTGTCGTTTGAACCATCCGAACATGTCAGGCCCTCCAGCGTTGGCGTGGGTTGATCAGGTTGCGCGGGGGCGGGGCGGTCAACTCCCATGCCCGCGCCTCGATCTGCGCTTGCGGGTATGCGGGCTTGGTCACGGCGCTGATCTCTACCAGATCGGCGCGATGCACCACGCGCAGCAGGCCATCGCCCTCGCGCCGGATTTCCTCGCCACCATCGGGAACGCCAAAGCCGGGGGAGATACCGCCCACCAGCCCCGCCGCCAAGGTGCCGAGGAAGTCCCGCACAAAACCAACCTCGCGCATGGCCGCGCTGATACGGGCCTCGAATTCAAGGCCCGTGTCGGTATCGGTCAAGGTCAGACTGCCCGCGCCACGGCTTGCCAGAGGCGCAGCAAAGTCATGGTTTGCCAGCAAGTGGATGTCCTGCCCGCCCTCGATCCGGGCGGCGAAGGCGCGCGCGGCGAACATCTCCCGCCGAGGGCTTGGACCGCCGCGCAGTTCCGTGGCCGAGCCGTAGGGAAAACGGCCTGCCAGACGGGTTTCCCCGTCTGACAGGGTGCGGACCTCAAGCCCGCCGCTATGCGCGCCCCAGAGCATTATTGCAGCCCGGTCAAGATTTCGGTCTGGGCCGAGCGTGATACGGTCAGGTCAACCGTGGTGAGCGCAGTCAAGCGCAGCCCGCCGCTTGCTGCGTCACTGTAAGGATCGCGGATCAGGTCAACTGCGCCCCATGTGCCGACGAAGAAGGGCGGGACGCCGCCGATGCTTGTGGTCATGACCGCAACCGATTCCGCCGGGTCGCCAACCGGATCAGGCAGGGCATTGCTCGACATATTGACGTTGCCCAGCTTGGCGATCAGGCGATCCCATTCTGATGCCGCCGTGCCAGCGATCAGCTTATCGTCCATAACGTCGAAGAGTTCGGGGCGCAGCAGTAGGTTTACCGCGCCTGGGCCATTTGCCGCATTGGCCGTCATAAAGCGCACCGCCGCCGCCCGAAACGCAGCATAGGATGCGGCTGCACCGACTGCGGTTTCGGTGATGCTCCAGCCCGCAGCCCCGGCCAAAAGCCCGGTCGGTTGACCAGATGATCCAGATCCTTGGAATACGGCCTTGTCCAGAGCCTCAGAGATTGCCCCGTTCATGTCGCGGCGCACGGCTTGCTCAAGGCCAGCACCCGATTGCTTGAGCGCCTTGCGGGTGATTTTCATGGTGATGCCCAGCGTACTGTCAGGCTTCATCGGGCGGTCCTGGGTGGTGTATTGGAACGGCCCCGGCGCGTCCTGGCCTTCACCGCCAACCCAACCGGCGACGACGGCAGATGTGGTGACGGGATATTCAACTTCGCCAACACCCACGTTGATCATGCGACCGCCCATGCGGGTTGCGGCGCTATCGGCAAACAGGCGGTCGATGATGGGTGCGGTGCGCATCGGGTTCGGGGTGCCATCGGCGGTGGTTTCGCCGGCGCGCATCTCAAGGGCTTCCCACGGCACGGGGACACCGCGATAACCGCCTTGGCTGCGCAGTTCGGACACGATTTCTCCGGTCGCACCGTCCAGCTTACGGCCTTCATCGAGGGCAAGCGCGACCTGGCGCATTTCAAAGCGGCCCACGAGTTCGGACCAGTCTTTGTCAGAACGGGTTTCCAGTTCCTCGCCCGCCTCGCGGCGTTCTGTATCCTCGCCAATCAGAGCGGCGCGGTAGCGGGTCTCATTGGTGCGATATTCCGCATCCAGCGTTTCCATGGACCGGGTTTCCTCCTCAGTCGGTTTTTCCTTGCCCGCAAGGGTTGCCAGTTCTTGCCGAATTTCCGACTGGCGGCGGCTGATCTTCACTGATTCAAGCATGGTATACTCCTGTTTTGCTTGGTTTCGAGAGGTCTTCAACAAGCTTTGACCAAGCTTGACGCTTTGGGTCGGGGGGCTTGTGCCCACATTCGATGCGCGTCTTTGCCGTGTGGCAGGACGGGCAGAGAGATTGGAGATTGAGGGGATCGAACGCCTTATCAGGGCAGTCCCGCACCGGGCGGATATGGTCCACCTCAAGGCGACCGCGCGCGCCGCATTTGACGCAAGCGAAGCCATCCCGCTCAAGGATTTCCATGCGCAGCACCTTCCAGCGCTTGGTGCGCAGGATCGGCTTGGAATGTCTGTGGAAACGGCTGCTCATGCGAAAATCACCCTTGATTTGCGGCGGGTCCGGTTGTGCTGGCGGATGCCTTCGGCCACGGCGATCACGCTGGCCTGCACAGGGTCGATTCTGCCCGTGCTTCTGGCCTTGGTCAGTTTGAGGTTGTTCATGTCGTCGCGGGTCACGACCGCATCCGCGAAGGCCGAGCGCAGCAAGAGCGACGGGCTTGTCTTGACGTGGCCCTCAAAGCAGGCGCGGCGGAAGCGTTCGCAATCCTCATTGCTGTCCTTCCAGACAGTAGAGCGCCAGATCATTGGGGAGCGGATATAGGCCCGCTCAAGCGCCTCGCCGAGTTCCGCCTGCTTGTAGCGATCTGCGATAATGGCGGTGACGGTTTCGCCATCGACATGGGACATGACCTGAGTGAGCCACGGTGCTACGGGAACGGTCTGTTCCCCCAGTGTGGTCAACTCGCCGCGTTCCTGCATCTCGACATAGCGCATGTTCACGCCGTCTTTCTGGCCTCGATCCAAGAGCGTGGGCTGCGAAGGGAAGGTGCCCAGAACCTCAAGGCGTCCGGTCTCAGGCCAGTAATAGGCCGCTGCCGACATGCTGGCCGAGCCGCCGAGGTCCAAGCCGACAATCAGCTTTCCTTGGCGCGGCGGCAATTCCGTCTCTTCGCAATTCAGCCATTCGTCAGGGGTCAGAAGCAGGTCGCGGGTCTCGCCGCTGACGCGTTCGTTCCGGTTATACAATCTGAACGTGCTAAGGCTCGATCCACCGCGCGCGATCGAGGTCTTGGCGGTCTTTTCCAACCAGTCGATGCTTGAGCCGATGCCGTGAAGAGCGCCGGGATTGGCTTCAATCAGGCTTTCGATATCGTCAGCGGGCAGGCCGGGGGCGGGGCGGTGTTCTTGGATGTAGACACCGGGCTGGGGGTTATCGATCCACTGTGAGAACGGGTGCGCATCATCCGGGGCGGATGTGGAGATGATCAAGGCCCGCCCACCGCGCTTGCCAAGGCCCGACAGAAGCGCCGCCTCAAGGTCATTTCCCTTGTCCAGCGGCCAGTGGCCCCGCTCATCCATCAACACCAGCACAGGCGCGCCGCCGAGCGCGCTTTTGGCGTCCGCAGCGATCACGCGGGCGACATGCCCGCCGCCATCGCCCTCATACTCGATCTCAAGGCGCGGGTTTTTGCGGAACACAAGGTCGCGGCGGATATCAAGGGGGAGATATTCCGCGAAGGCCACCATGAAGTTGAAGGCGATGCGGCCTTGTTCGCGGGTCCGGGCTGCGATGACGATTTCCCGGCGGGGTTGGCCGTCCCAGACACCGAGAAGCGCGCAGAGCGCCACCGCTGCCGAGAATGCCGTCTTGGCGTTTCCGCGTCCGATGCTCAGGACTGCAATCTGGGTCTCAGGGTCCAGAGCGCCTTGCAGGAAGTCCACGAAGTAGGGCGGCACGGTCATCGGCTCGCCTGCTTTCGGGCCTTCGGGGATCTTCAAATTGCCTTCGATGAAGGTCTTGGCGGCGTCCCAAGCGGGCAGGCCGGATTCCACGTTGCGAGCGCGAACAGATAACTCTCCCTCCCGGTCCCCTAGGTCAAAGGAAACTTGGGCATTGGGACCATTTGCAGTGAAGCCAGTCATTTGCTCGTTCGTCTTTCTCTGCTCTTGTGCCGTAGCACTACGTTTCAATCGTTGCTCTTCTTGGCCCAGTGCCCATTGGTGAGGCCCTTAGCCAGGGCATAGGACGACTGCCCACAGCGCGCGGCTGCGGCAGTCCCTATGCCCTATGCGTCTCGTCTGTGCCCGTTGGAGCCGACCCCGCGCTTCAGGCCCAACTGGTCGTGCGTTCCCGC